AGTAAATGAAGTTTGTTCTACGTTAAATATTCCAGTTGAAATCTTAGGTTTCACAGATGGATATAACGCAAGCATGGAAATTGCTCCTGTAATGTTTGTGTACAAAAACTTCTCTGACCTACGGATAGATAACGAGCGTATTAAGGGATGCTTCTCAATGAGCAGTCTTTTTATGTATGGTAATCCTGATGGTGAAAACATTCTTTGGGCGCATGATCGTTTGATTAAACGCAAAGAGAAGAAAAAACTGATGATCGTCATGTCTGATGGTTCACCAGCAGCATCTAAAAGCTCAGTTGGTTTAGAAAACTTTACTCTCAAAGCAATTCAGGAGATTGAAGCTTCTAGAAATGTAGATATTTATGGTTTAGGTTTGTGTTCTAACGCTGTGGAATACTTTTACAAGTCACGCAGTGTAGTTAACAACCCAGAAGATATTCCGAGCAAGTTACTTGAACTCATAGAAAGAAAGATAGTCAATGTCTAAAGAAGATAAAAAATCTGATAAGGTAGAAGACCTTGTTAAGAAAGCCTTGAAAGAAGCGTTAGATAAACGCAGAACAACAACGTTACCTGTTGATATGTTTGAGCCTGAGAGCGAATGCGAAGATAAACCAACAGTTGTAGCCAGTGCTCCAGCATCTATCACAGATGGTTTGCGTAAGCTCAAATCTAATCAACTATGGTTTTCTGAAGTTGCATCTGTAGACAAGATAGATGCAAGAGAAGACTTTGGTGTCACAGTGTTTATAGATCATGAATGGGATGAACGTATTGCTTCGTTCATACCAGAGATTGATGATAGCTATGTGATTGACAAACAATTGGCTGCAGACATTTTGTTAGCTTGGGAACTTAACGAAAAAGTTCTTTGTTATGGTCCAACAGGTGCAGGTAAATCAAGTTTGATTGAACAACTGTGTGCTAGAACAGGTAGACCATTTGTTCGTGTTAACTGTACTGGTGACATGGACTCATCAATGATTTTTGGTCAACTGACAGCTAAAGATGGATCAACAATCTGGGTAGATGGTGCAGTCACAGAAGCAGTTAAGTATGGTGCTGTGTTTGCATGGGATGAGTGGGATGTGACTCCACCAGAGATTTCAATGGGTCTGCAATGGTTGTTAGAAGACAATGGCAAGCTCTTCTTGAAAGAAATGCCAGGTAGCACCAAAGATAAACAAATCATTCCTCACGAACACTTTAGGATTGTTGCTATTGGTAACACTCAAGGTCAAGGTGATGACACAGGTGCTCATGCAGGTACTAACGTCCAGAACTCTGCAACACTAGATCGCTTCGGTACAGCAGTGTTTGTTGATTATCTGCATCCATTGATCGAAGAGAAAATGCTGACAAACAAATGGCCTGACACAATCAATGGCAAAGCAGCTAAAGAGTTGGTTAAGCTTGCAAATCTTATTCGTCAAGGCTACAAAGCCAGTCAATTTAATTTGACTATTTCTCCACGTTCTTTGTTTAGCATCTGTAGAAAAGTTTCTGCTGGTGCTACATTGAAGAAAGCATTTGCTCTTGTGTATCTAAACAAACTCAACGACACACAACGTAGAGTTGCTGATGAGTTGTTTGGAAAAGTCTACGGAACAAGAGACAACATCTAAAGCATAAAGCCATATAGCCTTCCCTCTGTGGAGGGCTATTTACTTTGCGTTTTAAAAACAAAATGATAGATAGAAAACTAATCTTAGCTAATGCTCCTAGTAACATAGGACAGCAAATACATATCAATCACACTGGATGTTCTTCAGGTGAGGATACAAAGCGCAGGCTGTACATCAAACGTACAGACAAAGGTTTGGTAGCGTATTGCCACCATTGCAATGAATCAGGTTTTGCTAAAGACACAACAGAACGACTGTCCACATGGACACACAAAGCAACTGCGCCAGCAGCAACAAAGAACAACAAACCCATACTAGCTGCACTCACAACAGAAGGCAAAGTATGGCTGCACAACAACTACTGCAACGCAGAAGACAAACTGTTTAGCGGTGTTGTTGGTGAACAATCAAAGGTAGCACTCACACTGTGCAACCCACAAGGAGAACAGGTGGGGTGGCAGGTAAGAAACTTGCTACCTAATGCTATACCCAAATACACAACGTATTACAACAACACTGAGTACAAGGGTGATCCTAGCTGGTTCCACATTGAAAGCAAAACACTTGTAATAACGGAAGACTATCTAAGCGCATACAGAGTACACAAGAACACAGGCTTCAGTTCTGTAGCGTTACTAAGAACATCTATCTCAGATAGAACACTGATGCAAATACATGACTTGAATTTTCAGGCTGTGATTATTTGGTTAGACCCCGATGAAGCAGGTATACAAGGAGCAAAGAAAGCATACAAAAAACTCAACCACTTTTTACCAACAACAACAATGGTAGCCATTTATGGCTGTAGTAAAGAACCCAAAGAATACACACCAGCAGAGTTGGTAGGCATTCTTGTTTAAAGGAATCAGATGGACTATGACGTTCTCTATCTTTGCAGTCAAAGCAAAGAGAACTTAGCAAAGTACAGACGATACATCAAACCACATGTAGTCGTTAAAGAAACAAATACCATCCTTGATGGGATGGATAAGTATTACAAAACGTTCCCAGGAGTAACAGACTTTAGTTGGGATTCGTTCTCTGCATTTCTTATTGCAGACCAAAGCAAACGATTAACTGATGATTCCATAGTTAAGCTTCGCATGACGCTTACTAAAGCAAGATCGTTTGTTCCTCACCATGCACATGAAGAAGTAGTTAAAACTCTTATAGAGCTTGATTATCTAGCTCAGATCATGGAAGAATGTGAGAAAGTTAAGGAGGGTGAAAGTGACTTAGAGCACGTTCACATACTTGCAACTAACGCACTAAAAGATGTGGAGAGATACATTGAAAAAGATGAGTTGTTTGTTAGTGCTGACCTCAGTGTCATTGCAGATCGGATTACTAGCTCTGGTTATGAGTGGAGGCTTGATGCGCTTAATCGCTCTCTCGGTCCTCTTCGTACAGGTAATTTTGTTATTGTGGCTGCTAGGGTCGAAGTAGGTAAAACAACATTCTTAGCAAGCGAGGTGAGCTACCTTGCACAGCAACTACCCAAAGACAGACCAGTGGTATGGGTCAACAACGAAGAAGAATCTTCTGTTGTGTTCTTTCGTATTGTTCAAGCAGCACTGGGTGTAGAAAGCAAAGTAATCATTGCTGACTCTAAGAAAGCAATGGCTGACTACACAACAATGATGGGAGGCAACAAAGACAAGATACGTGTAACCAAAGACCTGAACAACGTGCGTGATCTTGAGACACTGTTCAGAGAAGTTAACCCAGGTTTAATTATTTTTGACCAGCTTGACAAAGTAGATGGCTTTAACAAAGGAGATGAACGTGAAGACCTCAAACTTGGAAAAATCTACAAGTGGGCAAGGGAGCTTGCTCGTACTTATGGTCCTGTCATTGCGGCTTCTCAGCTCAGTGCTTCGGTTGTCGATCTTAAGGACCCTCCGTTTATCGGCATGGATGCTCTCCGTGGAAGTAAGACGGACAAACCAGGTGAGGCGGATGTGGTCATCACAATTGGCAAGTATAAAGAACCGAAGTCTCCTGAAGAAGAAATGATTCGCACCATCAATGTTCCTAAGAACAAGTTGCCTGGTGGCGGAAGTAAACAAGTAGAGTCTGATCGTCATGGTCAGTTTTTAGTAACAATTGATCCAATCAGAGCAAGATACGAGTGAGGTAAATATGTGGACAGACAATATGAAAGAGATTAGGGCTGTTGGCAGCAGAGTCACATGTGATCCTGCACCAACTGATACTGATGAAGACTATATTATCTACACTGAAGATTTATCTACACTCATGGGCGACTGCATAGAAGTAGGATTTACACATGAAGGCAGTTATGTAGGTAGCGAGTTCCGTTCTCTAAGACAAGGAACAACTAATTTAATCATCACAACTAGAAAGGAGTTTTACGATAAATTTATTCTTGCTACACATGTATGCAAGACTCTTAACGTGCTTGATAAGCAACATAGGATTGTTGTATTTCAAGCTATTCTTTATGGAAAGGAGTATGGAAAACCATGACCATACCAATTTTTGTAGCTATTGACGTTGAGACTACTCTCAATGGAAATGAAGATGTGGGACTAGCTCACCCAATGCACCCAGACAATGAAGTTGTAGCTTTTGGAATGTGCTATGAAGACAGTGTTCCAATTGCGCTTTATGACAAAGACTCTTTTATAGTTAATGTTTATGAGATGCCACCAGGTGCTGTTATCTGTGGACATAACTTAGCATTTGATTTGATGTATCTGTACAAAACAGATATGTTGTTACGAGAAGAACTGCAGGGCAGACGTATCTGGGATACACAGCTTGCAGAGTATCTTCTTAGTGCTCAACAAACTAAATGGTCTAGCCTTGACGAACTGTCTCTGCAGTATGGCTTGCCAGTTAAAGATGACAAGATTAAAAAATACTTTGAAAAAGGTTTAGGTTCTGACAAGATTCCTTCAGCAGAACTGATTCCTTACTTAGAGCAAGATGTTACTAATACCGCCAAGATTGCTGCACTTCAATATGCAAGAGCAGTTGAAGCTGGACAACTAACATTGCTTGAGACTCAGATGGAAGCCCTACATGCAACTACAGAAATGCAATACAACGGCTTACACATTGACAAAGCAAAGCTTGATGAGTACACAGTTGAAGTTGTTAGCAAGTATGTTGAAGTAAGACTTGACTTACAAGAGTTAGCTGAAGGTCATTTGATTGAAGACATCAACAGTCCTAAACAATGGTCACAGTTTTTCTTTGGTGGCAGTAAGAAAGTTAAAGTCAAAGAAGAAGTTGGTGTTTACAAAAATGGCAACACCAAGTACAAACTTGTTGAAAAGAAAATCAAAATAGAACCATTCATTCGTTATGTACCAGACCCAGACAAAGTGTCTGCAAAGACAGGCCAGGTGTCAGTAGATGATGCTGTGCTCAATGATATGTTGAAGCATACGTTTGATCCTAAAGCAATTGCAATCATCAATGCACTGCTGAAGTATCGTGAGTTATCAAAGCAACTTTCTACGTATGTACAAGGCTTGAGCAAGCACATCATTGGAGATTTTATACATGGCAAGTTGAATCACACAGCAACTGTTACAGGTCGTTTGTCTTCAACCAATCCTAACTTGCAGAACATCAGCAACAACCCAATCAAACAAATTTTTACATCAAGATTTAAAGATGGCGTTATTGTTGAGGTTGACTTTAACCAACTAGAAGTTGTAGCTCTTGCTCACGTTACCAAGGACTTGCAACTGATACATGACATCTCATCTGGCAAAGACATTCACTCTGAGCTGTACAAAGATATGTTTGGAAGATATCCAACTAAAGAAGAACGTAAGCCATTCAAAGCTAGGACATTCCAATTGATTTATGGTGCAGGTGCTAAAGCTATTAGCAAACAAGCAGGCTGTAGTTTTGATGAAGCTAAAAAGTTTGTTGATGTGTTTTATGCTCGTTATGCAGGTGTAGCTGCTTGGCATAAAGACTTTGCAATGATGGTTGAACTTAGGTCTACATATGAGTTTGACAAAGATGGCTTTAGAGAGAAAGTAAAAACGTACATACATCACACAGAGACTGGGCGTAAATTTTGCTTTAAAGAATACTTCAGCGATAGTTCATGGTCTACAAGGACTTACAATTTCAGTCCAACAGAATTGAAGAACTATCCTATACAAGGTTTAGCTACTGGTGATATTGTTCCAATGATGTTGGGCATTATCTTCAGACAACTAAAAGACAGAGATGATGTGAGAATGATTAACACTATCCATGATTCTCTAATGTTTGATGTAGAGTTAGATTCAGTAGGACCATTTTTAAAGGAGATCACAGGAATATTAAAGCTTACACACAGTTACTTTGAAGATATATTTAAGAAGCCACTGGCTCTCAAGCTCAACGCAGGAGCATCAGTTGGTATTAATTGGTTTGACATGAAAGAGATTGACGTATGACAATGACAACAGGTATCGTAGAAGCAGTTTCTACAAAAGATGTGACAACTAAATTTGGCACTAAACCAACTTACTCCATCAAAATCAATGGTGGTTGGGTTAAATGTGGGTTTAAGAATCACAACGCAAATGTTGGTGACGAAGTAGAGTTCGATGGCAACACGGGTACTTATGGTGTAGAGACTAAAGCAGTTACTATTCTCCGTAGAGGAGCAGGTGCTGCTGTTACTAGTAGCACACCAACAACTGCAGCAGTAGCAACTCCCCAGGTTAAATCCTTTAGTGGTGGTTACAAAGACAAAGTATTTCCTATTCCAGCATTGCATGGCGACAGAGCTATTGTTCGTCAGAATGCTTTAGCACGGGCTACTGATCTTTATGTAGCTGCTCGTGGGGGTAAACCCTTTGAATTAGAAGCAGAGAATTTAGATTTTGTGATTAAACTTGCTCGTAAGTTTGAAGCTTATACAGCAGGAGATATTGACATGATGGAAGCAATTCAAGAAGATGAAACTAATCCCCTAGTGTAGTTGCCATGTGGGTTTGTAAGGACTGTTAAGCCAGCATTCAAGGATGTTTCTGTAGGGATTTTCTGGCTTTCCCCCCTACCTAGACGAAACCAAATTGAGGTCCTTACTTTTTTTGATATCAACACAGGAGATAGTTTATGAGAGCATTAATAGATGGTGATATCGTAGTATTCAGGGGTGCTTGTAGTGCAATTGGAGAAGAAACTTGGGTAGCTTTAGCAAGAGCTGACAAGATGATCCAAGACATACTAGAAGAAACTGGTGCTACAGATTACCAAGTGTATCTAACAGGATCAAACAACTTTCGTAGAGAGCTAACACCTACTTACAAAGCACACAGACCTGATGAGAAACCAGAGCATTGGCAAGCAGTACGAGAGTTCCTAGTAACACAACACAAAGCAATCATCTGCAATGGTTGGGAAGCTGATGACCAGATGGGTATAGATCAAGACAAAGAAGGCAGCAGCACAGTTATCTGTAGCATAGATAAAGATTTATTACAAATTCCAGGTAGACATTACAACTTTGTTAAGAAGGAAGCACAACAAGTAGATACAGAACAAGGTAAGAAGTTTCTTTATCTACAGAGTTTGATTGGTGATAAGAGTGACAACATTATCGGGGTAGCTGGCATTGGACCAGTAAAAGCAGGTAAGGCTCTAGCAGACCTTGTAACTGAAGAAGAGTGGTACGAGAAGTGCCGTGAACTCTATAACGATGATGAACGCTA